AGAGAGCACTATTTGGTACAGTTATTGTATCGCCTGCATCTCCTAGCTGAACTCCTGTTCCGGATCGTGGACTTACTTTATTTACTTTTACTTCACTCATAATTATCTTGCCGTAGCTGGAATGTTATTAGATGATACTAAAGGTTCTTCTGCAAAAGCCATGTATACGAATTTATCTTGATTATGATTCCAACCTGAAGAAGTTAACCTTATTTTAAAACCAGTTGATAAAATATCTGCAACAGTAGTAGTCACCTCTGCATCATTGCTACTTGGAAATAATATTTTATCAACATCGTTACTTGGACTTCTTTTAGTATCTATCATGTTCCAATTATTACCAGCGTTACCTACTCTTTTTAATATAATAAATGCTGGTTTAAATCCTGTATAGATAAATGGACCATCAGCACTTCCATCACCATAGTACTGACCAAATTTTGAAAATCCTTTTTTTTCTGCAAAACAGTAAGTTATAGTGTTATCACCGCTATTATTAACTGATGTGTTAGTTCCAACACTAAATACTGAATTTGTTGGAGCAGTATCATTCCAAACCGCAGTTTCTGTTGCAGAAGCGTTAGTTAAATTAAGTCTTACATTTTTAGTTGCACCTAAAGATTTATGATAAACATACCAATTAGTTGCAGTACCATAATTTTTGGATATTAAAAGTGATGGTGCAACTCCTAGTCCATGACCAATAGTAGCATTAGCACCTGTTCCAACCCATTTAACAATACTAAATCCAGCAGTAGTATTAGCTGAAACTGTGCTTGATATAGAGCCATCTGTATTTGCTGAACCTGAGCCATTAGCTTTCCAAGACCAGCTTACATAATCTAAACTTGCATCATTAGTTTCTGCATCACCACCGATTGTAAATCCTGTGCTTGTAAAAGATTTTAAACCATTTGCTGTTGTATGATCAGCGTCAGTAGTATTAGAGTGTATTGATTTTGTTGCACCTCTTACTTGATCATAAAGTCCATGATTGTAAGTTCCATCTCTTGCTTTTATCCATACCCAAGATGGTTCAAAAGTTGTTGTTATTGCTCTATTAGCACCGTCATTACCGTCCCATAAATTAGTGATGAAATGATCTTTAGGTTGAAATGATATATAAGCCATTATCCAAACTCCTTTATATTTTTAGTACATAACGCATAATACCCTGAAGGTACAGTATATTCAAAAGCTCCAAGACCATTGGCATCAGCGTTAGCTGAAGTTACAGCAGTCGTTCCAAAAAATCCTGAACCAAAATTAAAATTAACAGTTCTAGAATTACTTGTTCCAAAACCAGCATATACTTGTAACTCATCACCTGTATTATTTGTAAATGTTATTTGATTGTTTGACCCAGCAGCTGGATCTCCAGAGTTCATCCAAACTCCATTAACTCCAAACCATAATTTACCAGCATCAGCATCAACTGCACCCATTAAAATATCACCTGCGCTTGCACCAATTGCACTTGTGTAAGTTGTAATACTTCTTGAAGTATCATTATTTGTCGTTTGCCAACTTGTGCCACTGGCAGAATTCATTAAATAAACACCACCATTAGCGTATGTACCATAATAAGCATCAGTGCTATCTGTGTCTAAATTATTTGAAAATCCTGATGTAATTAAACCTATTCTTACGGAAATATCACTTATCTTCTGCTCCCAGTACCATTTGCCTTTTGTAAATCCTAAAGTGCTTCTTGCATTGTGATTATAATCTGTACGAGTATAAGTTAAACCACCATTAGAAAGTGCAGTATTACCACCACCAGCATTAATACCATTTAAAGTAGCAAAAACATTTGACGGAGTATCTACATTTTGAGTTAGTGTTCCTGATGTAGTAAATGTTAAGTTATTACCACTACTATCTAAATCTAAATTACCTGAGTTTTCAAATTTTAAAAAGAAACCATTATTTCCATAAGTTACACTTGGTACAGTTTTTGGTTTCCAAATTCCTGATGTAGTATCTGTTTCACCAAAAGTATCAGGCCCATAAGAAGTTCCATCTACAAAATGAAAGTGTGTCATAAGTCCACCAAATCCATTATTACCACCTTGATAATCACCTATAGATATTGTTGCACCACTTTCATTAACTACATTATTTGCATCATCTTGAGTTGCATCAGTATAAGTATTAAAACTTTCTTCTTCAGTTCCATTAACATATACCCTTACCCTGTCAGAGGCAGAAGCTTGAGTTGTATCAATTCTAACAACAAGATGATAGAAAGCAGCAGTATCTCTAAATAATCTATTAGTTCTAACATTATATTTGTAAGAACCGCCATGAGTATTATAAAGTTCTAACCTATCTGATGAATCAAATGCTAGCTTAAATCTATTATTTGCATCTTGATAGCCATCCATAATAAAAGTATCTCCAAAACCAACTCTACTTCTTTTAAACCAAAGCGATATTGTATGTTTGGTATTTAAAGTTGGTGTCCCTGCTGTTCTATATATTCTCGTTGATGCCATTAGTTGAACTGTCCTGAGTTATTAATTCCTACTGTTATTGTTATACTAAACGCTCTGTCAGCTGTTTGACCTTCAGCGTCTGTTGCTCGAATAGTGAAACTATATGTAGTCTCTGAAGTTGCACCACTCTCTGTACCTGATATCACACCTGACGAAGTATTTAAAGATGTTCCTCCAGGTAATGATCCGGATTGCACTGCAAAGCTAGTAGCGTTTGTTGCCGCTACTGTATATGAAATTGAGGATCCTGCAGCGTTTGATCCTAAAGATCCAGCAGATGTAGTCCATGCTGGAGCGTCTGAAACTGTTAATAATGCAGAAGATGATCTTACCGCATTACCATCATTATTCTCAACTCTAATAAAATAAGTTCCGTCAACTGGTAAAGTAAAGTTAGCTACAATTGTTGTTCCGCTTGTAAAAGAAACTGTGTCTGCTCTTGTAATACCACCTGTCGAATTTATAGCTTCTACTGTTGGGACAGATACAAAATTTGTTCCTGTTATAGTTACAGCTGTTTGTGTATTTTCTATTGTCGATGGACTAATACCTGTTATCGTTGGTTTAGTTTCACCAACTGTAACAGATCCACCTAAAGATACAGCTGATCCGTTTATGGTAATAGAAGAGTTTGCAAGGTCTACGTTTTGTACAGAACCATTTGGATATGTAACTGTACCGTCTGTTAAATTTAAAGTAGTTCCTGCTGGAACTGTAATTGTATCACCATTTTCACCAACTTGTAGTGCTGTTCCAGATTGAGGTATTATTTTATCTACTTCTATTTGACTCATTATATAATTACTAATGTCCCTGTTACTGTAACATTACCTGATACTGTTACTGGTCCTGCTAAAACTCCAGACTCCATTGTTTGTGTATCAGATATTGTTGCTGAGTGTGTATTAACGTATGTAGCTGCTGTCATACTTGCAGACGGAGCTCTCTTTGCAGGATAAGTACAAAATACAGTTTTAGTTCCAACACCAAAATCAACTTTGTTATCTGAGTTTGAAGAGGAGATAACGGTATCTCTAGAAAGTGTATCAGGTGATGCATCTGTTACAGTTCCAATACCGACTTCAAATTCAGCAGTTCCATCGTGAGATATACAGTAGAACGTACTATTTGTAGTTCCAATACCAGCAACAAAAGTTTCAAAACCTGTTTCAGCTGTAGCTGAAAGGTTTATTGTTCCTGTGCCAGTAGACGTACTCGTCTGCTTGACTCTATCGTTAAGTACAAAAGCCATTTATACAATCCTCTATTATGCGTCGCCTAATCTAATAATAGCGTTTGAAGCATCAGCAGTAGGAAACTGAATAACAAAGTCTCCGTTAGTTGCTGTTTTATTGCCACCAAAATCTAAAACTAGTACAAGCTCGTTTCCGCCCCCAGTTGTTTTATAAATAGCAGCTCCTGCAGCAGTTAACGTTACAGATGGAAAAGTCAGATCATCAAAATCAACGAATGCAGTTGTTGTCCCTGCAATCCCTGCGTTTGTTAACGTATTTCCACCCGCTGAGTAACCTGTTCCACTCGGGTTAACTTCACCTTGTCCTGTTCCAGATAGGAACACAGTTGAGGCTACGCTGTAGTTACTTATGCTAGTGTATAAAGCACACTTAAAAGCATTCCCTCCATTTCCAGAAGTGTCAAAATTAAATGTTCCTTTTAACAAGCCGGACTTGAACGAATTTGGTACTATATTTGCCATATTTTATATCTCCTTATTATGGTGATGGTGATTTAATACTGTTACGAATAACACCATCTTGATATTCGTCTCTGCGTCTTCTACCTTCTTGTTCGATAGAGTACGATGCTGCTGCTCTCTTATATGCCGCTTCGTAGTATTGTAACATATCCACTGGACCTTTCAAGTATGCATATGCTTCTACCAACGCAGCGTATAAAAGTAAGTCTTGATATTTGTTAGATAGGTAAGTCCCAGATCCACTTTTAGTAGCATCTGTAAGACTCACAGGTTGTTTCATATACGCTAATGTAATCTCATATGTAGCGTTTGGTGTAGGTGCAACCACCCAAAAATTTGCATCCCAGTTTGCATAATACTTTGGTATTCCAGAAGCTGTGCTTGGCGTATCATAAAAAGCCGCCATATAACTAGTGTCTTTTTTCTCTAAGAACGTTTGTGTGTTTGGTGTTACATTTGTATCTTTTAGTTGTACATATCTAATATTTCTAAGATCAGAAGGAATAGTTACATACCTGTTTCCAATAGCTAGATTAGATGTAGCATAGTGTCTGTTATCGTCAGAATCTATTTCTCTATAAATTCTATTCTCAGCATTTTGTACAAATCTATTTACGACTGCAGTTGTTAATACTCCGCTATCTACTTCTGTATAATTTCTAATATCGTCTGTTATATTTGTTAAAGTATATGCCATTATGCGTCTAGAGTTACTGGTCCTGCTGTAACTGTCATGCCTCCTGCTTGTTCTGTTATAGTAGGGGTTGACCCTAATGTAAACGTATACTTATCTGTTGTTGTAACTGTAATTGTAAAACCAGATCCAGCTGTATAAGCTGTTGAAGCCAGTCCTCCTGGTGAACCTTCTACATTTCTAAATCTTACCGTATCATTTGTAGATCGTCCATGATTTATTTCTGTAACAGTTATTGTTGTAGATCCACTAGTTATTGAAAAAGGATTAGAGCCAAGTAATCTAGCAACTGCAGGTTCTATTCTGTCAGGTCTTGCATTACGCAAACCTTGTGGTTCAGCTGTAAATCTTTTTGGTTCTAGTTGCGGATGTTTCTTTTCATACTCTGATATATGAACTCTTGCTCCATTCCATTCTATTCTCATTTCTTTATATGGAAATTCTAAACCCGATCGGTCAGATATAAATTTTGCATGTTTACCAACAGCCATTAATTAACCTCCGTAAAGTAAGATTTAGGTGTTATGTAAGAACTAGAAGAAGATCCATCTTCTTGTAAAGCTCTATTTAATTCATCTTCGTAATATAATTTAAATTCTTGTGATCTTTGTGGAGCATACTTTTGTGATAAATAAAAAGTTAAACCAGCTACCATACAAGGTACAAATCTGTATGGAACGTCTGTTGCATTTGTGTAAGCTCCTGCATCTTCAATTCTAGTTACGTAGTAATAATTTAAAAACTTTCCTGCCTGTGATGTTCCAGGTGTTTGATATAAGGTTATTGTAATTCTGTCTATAAATCTTTGTACAAAATATTGTGAAGGTTGTCCTGTTGATGTTTTGTTAGATAAAGCTTGATATGCAGATCTTGCTATTTTAGTTAAAGGTGTATCAACATTGTTATCTCTGTAACTAGCTTCTAATATATCGTCAACACCATAAA